CTTGTCTTTGTGCTTCTTGCTGTGCCGCTATTTCGGCTTGTCTTTGTGCTTCTTGCTGTGCCGCTATTTCGGCTTGTCTTTGTGCTTCTTGCTGTGCCGCTATTTCGGCTTGTCTTTGTGCTTCTTGTTGAGCCGCAATCTCAGCTTGTCTTTGTGCTTCTTGTTGAGCCGCTATTTCGGCTTGTCTTTGTGCTTCTTGCTGTGCCGCTATTTCGGCTTGTCTTTGTGCTTCTTGCTGTGCCGCTATTTCGGCTTGTCTTTGTGCTTCTTGTTGAGCCAATGCATCTGCTTGTTGCTGAGCCAATAGATCGGCTGCTTGTTGACGGGCAAGTGCATCTGCTTGTTGCTGTGCTAATATGTCGGCTTGACTAGGTCCTGTATATACAGGTATAACGGGTACGTTATTCGTTGGAATAACATCACCTGTATCTAAACCTGTTGTATCTACGGGAGGAACATAAGGTGTAACGGGTACGTTATTCGTTGGAATAACATCACCAGTATCTAATCCTGTTGTATCAATAGGATCGTCAATTGGAGTGAATTGTAAATGATCTGGAATTCTAACATCTCCAAAATTAGGAATATAAGGTTGGCGTTCTACTTCAATAGGCATACCCAACGTTGGCATTGTTTGTACAAAATCATCGTCTGGCGTGCCGGATAATGTTGGCATTGTTTCTACAAAATCATCGTTTTCCGAAGATGGTGGAATAGGTAATACTGGAGGTGATGTTGGGGGAGTATAAACATTTTGATCTTGCCAACTTGGTCCGCCAAAGTCATTACCGCCACCAAAGGCACCACCTAAATCGTATGAATCTTCAAAGCCACCACCACCAAAATCTTCGTAGTTGATATATTGTAAGCCGCCATCATCCATAAACCTATACTCAGGTAAACCTGTTTTAGGATTGATCGTGCCACTTCCACCCATGCGTTTCAGCATCTCTGCTTCTTCTGGATTAATGTGTGCTAACATTGTATCACCACCACGACCATATTGAGCAAGTAATGCTAACTGTTCTGGTGATATTGGGCGGATATTATTTGCCATCTTTTTTACCTTATTCTTATATTTACTGTTTAATAACTTGTGCTGTTAGACTACGCAAGCCTGTTGTGGCACGACCTATTGTTACATCAGTTATGTCGGCTACAAACTCTACTCCTAGGATATACCAATAGTATCCGAAATCTAAATCGGGACCATCTAATACTGTTGTAAAGATTGCTTCTAATGAATCTGTTCCAGTGCCAACAGTTACAGTCTTTGTAAATGTTTTTTGACTTATAGGTGTAAAGTCTGCGAACAAGAAATCAGTAGATCCTGGCGTAGAGTCGGGGAATCCTTTACCACGAAGGATTTGAACTATTACCTCATAACTAATATTATTGAAGCATTCATATTCATAACTTAAATCTAATTGTGCTGATACGAATACTTGGTCAGTAGGACCTGCTACTGTTACCCTTGCATTACAATCAGTTGAATTGAAGAAGTTCATATAGTTTCTACCAACACTGCCACCACTAGTGTAAGCAGGCCAAGTGTAAGTGCCTGATGTGAATAATGTTACATCTGTTGTGGTGCAACTAAACGCTGTGTAACTACCGTCATAGAAAATTGGAGTAACTCCTGCCAAATCTATTTGATCGCCATACGCAAACGGTGCTGTTGCTTGTGGTGTAGTAAAGGTGCATACAATCTGTTGCCCAGGATTAGTTGGCACAGTAATGTTGTTAATAGGTATATCCAAATAGATACTAGGGTTTAGAGGCTGGGCTACAGGAGGATTACCTACTGTAACAGGTAAGTCAAAAGGTTGTCTTACGCTTGGGCGAATGTATGCTGGAAGATAAGCACTGAAGCCTTGAAAGTTTTGTCCTAAGCCTGCTGGACCCGATAGCAAATAGTTAACTGCTTCGTTTGTGGCTGCTAGGTCGCCGATCTCAATAGGGAACTGAGCCATTATCTATCGTCCTCAACTTGTGTAACTTGCCATGTTGTTGCACTGCACATCCAAACACTGTTGTTACTACTGTTGCTTAATTCAATAGTGTTAACACGAAAAGCGTTTTGATCTATCTGTGCCCATGGATTATTACCATTGTTACCATTTGCATCAACTGCTAATGTTACACTTGCTTTCGCTGTGGGCGCACTACCTACACTGTTTGCACCTTCAATGGTTACTGTTACGTTACCTTTGTTTGTACTTGTAGCAGGATCCACTGGGCGTTCGTCATCGTTTGTAAATGGGTCTGCGCCAAGATTAACTACTTCAGGCAGTATGCGGTGAACCATTAGTTTGCCACTATAATCTTTTAATAGTTTAATGTTGTCTCGTCTGAATGAACTGTTGATGGGTGCGCCACCTAGGTACTCAAAGCCTTGATCTTTTTGTATGACATTGCTTTCTGCGACACCACGAGCATACACTACAGTTCTTGAACCATCGCTAGTAATCCAATCAGGATCGTCATATGTCCAGATCGGACTTTCACAACTGAATGTAGCGTCACTCACATCTCTTGGACTGTTCCAACAATCTAAGTCATAACGATAGCTTAACATTTTGTTTGGTACACCACCAGTAGCATCACGGTCAGGATAATATATCTCAACTTGCGATCTTTGACTGTTGACTTCCATAAACACTCTGTCATAATATAGTGGGTCTAGTTGATCGTAGAACCAATTCTTTACACGCTGGTTACCTAGGCCCTGAAAGTCTTGTCCATCAAAGACCCATATGTCTCTAGCGTCTACACCATACACTAACTTGTCGGTGTTTGCCCAACAGTTGCTTGACAGTAAGCCACGACCTTGATTGTATTGCCTTACGCCTAGGATAGGAGCCGCTGTCGTTGAGTAGTTGATAGGACTGAACACAACTGTATCCCAGTAACTGCACAAGAAGAACTGACCATTACAGGGAAACGCATCTAATGCAGGACCACGCAATGGAACTTCTAATTGGTTAGCAATGTTTGTAACTGTGGGCGTCCAAGTTGTGGGTGCTTGATTGAGACCAAACGCTTGACTCCATTGCACAGTAACGGGGTATATTTCTGTAGTGTCTAATGCTATGTTAAACAATGCTGCCACTTCACTTGTCGTAGCGGCGTTACTTATTACCATATCAACACCCGCATTAACTGAAACAACTGTTGTATTAGCGGGTATGCCAGGCCCAGTTATTACACCATTAACCATATTGGCTGTTATGCCTATGCTTGTTAATGTTGTAGATGTTGTTGTGGTATCACCTGTGATTTGAACCGTTGGCGTTGCCGTCAAGTTACCAGCGACTAATATACTACCCACATTAGGTGTGTTATATAGTCTCATAAACTTGGCATAAACGCTAGCCCATTCTGGATTATAGTTCCATGTATATGCTGGGGCTACTACACCACCGCTACTGTAAGCGTCTGTTACTTCGCACTCAATGGTTACATCTGTTGCTGTGCAGGCTGTGACTAACCAAGTTCCATTGTAGTAGCGTGGTAATACTTCAGTAATAAGAACATAACTACCAACAGCAAACGGTGCCTGACTTTGAACATCTGAAAACTCAACAAGTTTTGTAGTTAATGAGGGCGTTGTAATATCATTAATGTCTAATGGAACCTGATTGCTGTAACTAACTAGTACTGCACCAGGATCAGCGGGCCAGAACATAGGAGGATTCTGTTCATCGTTTAAGAACAATACATTACCGTTCCAAGCCTCTGTAATGTTTGTTGCTTGATTGTAACCTTCGCTGTTAAAGTTTAGGTCAGTTGGCGTAATGTCTTCCCAAGCCTGAGTCGTAGGATTGTAAGTAAGATATTGTCCAGGGTAAGTAGCAGGATCATCAGGGTCTGCTTGTGTTGCTACGACGAACCAAAAGTTGCCATCGTTGCGAAAGCCACCAGTAATGAATGTTGGAGCACCACTACCAACGGGCAAACTGTCAAGTATCTCTTGGTCACCTGCCATTGAACGAATGCCTCTAACATCAGTCTCAACATTTTGACCATCGTTGTATTCGTTTGGTCCTAACGCTGTAGAAGGTACATCAGGCGTAAAGGTCATCTTCGCAAATGGTATGCGTATTTCGTCTAGAGGATTTTTTATTTGAGCCATTTATGTTTTCTCGGTAATATATACTATTTAGTTAAAATAAAAACAGTACAATTAACAAGAAAAAATTTGAAAGAATTCAAGTAGTATTTACTGTCAGTGGTTTCCAGATTTTGCGATCAGTTGTGATAACTAGTTCTGGATCATCAGCACCATATGATCTCTTGTCTATTCTCTTAAGTTCTTTGCATGTGCCTTTATGTTTGTGTACTGTTTCAACATGCTTGAAGCCACTGCCACATAATACACAACGGTATCCATTAAACTTCCAACTCTTTGAGATACTATCAAACTTGTGTACGAGATGCAAATCAATAGGACTATCTTGTAATACGTATTGTTTATGCAATTCTCGTACTGTTGTCATTTGTTCCTCACATTGCTTCTCGTAGTAAACGTTTTCTTTCAAAAGTCTTACGCATATTTAGTTTGTGTTGTTCTGTTTTAGGAACGCCTAACTTTGCAATACGCATTTTCATTTTCTGTTCATCACTCTTTGGTACACCTTTACATGCTTTACGAATGCCTTCAACTACTTTGTTGTATGCTTCGTCACTATGTGGACCAGTGCCTTTAGTCCAACATGTATATCCCTCATCTGGTACATCTGTTGGGACAATGCCATGCTCAAAACGTTTGATGTATTTTTTACCATTCAAATCATATCTGTGATATCTATTGTATTTTGTTGTTTTCATAAATCTATTTACCTGTCATTTTTTGTGTTAAAATATTTTGCTACTTTTAGTCGTTTTTCGTGTAGCAAAGTAGCAAAAGTAGCAGAGTACATTCTCAAATACGGGGGTGTAAAGTTAAATACATCTTCGTATGGTGCCATAGAGAAGAAAGAGTCTAAATTTCGCTTTAGTATTAATATGTCTATCTGCTACTTGCTACTTTGCTACTTTGCTACTTTTGCCCCTGTTTTGCTACTTTTTGCTACTTTTAGACCACTCTTTTTGCTACGTCTTTCCCATTTAAGTCTACAAACGTAATCTCTCCACGACTTTTAATCTCATCTATAATCTTACGTCTTTCGTCAACTGATAATCCTCTAAAATACATAGGACTCTTTTTGTTAAGCCAATCTTTATCAATGACAACTCCAACGTCCAACTTTTCTAATATTTTACCTGCTAGTTTCTCAGCAACACTGACTTGATTGGCATACTTTGTACTTGCCCCTAAATCTAATGATATACGCTGTTCCAAATAAAAGAATGCCAACTCAACAGCGCATTCAGCATGACGCAACTCAATATTAGTTGAACCTTCAAAGATAGCAACTGTTGCTGCCAATCTAACACTATGTTCATACAAACGACTGACAAAACCTTGCCATTCACTGTATGTTGTAGTTTGCTCACGCTTAATAAGATTGTCAAACTCAGCCAGTTTATCACATGCTTCATCTGTCATTGATATTGTAGGCAAGTTAAGCTCTAATTTACTATCTTCATAATATGATTTTTTCTGTGATAATAATTCATAGATCCTATCGTGAAACAATCCTAATTTGTTTTGACTAGATTGAATCTGCGCTTTCCTGTTTCTATCAAGTTCTGGCACATCCCAGTAATCAGTATGAGTGATGAGTAAACGATGCACAAAACCCTGTTCACTGTAAATCTTATTACCTAACCAATCTTTAGCCATTGCCTTTTGAAGCAAGAATAACATAGTAAATCTACGATCTTTAATATATTTTGACTCAATGCCTGTTACCTTTTCTATTGGCGCTCCGTCCCAAAGATTAGTCAATGTAGTAATCATTTCAAATCCTTTACTGTTGTTCTTACCATCCTGAAAAGTATGACCATTAAAGAACTCACCAGCTTCACTACTGCTCATACCCCCAAACGGAACATTGTCAAGAAATTCAATCAATCCATTTCTTGTTCCAGTTGAAAGACGATATTTGAAACTGACTGGTTTTTGTGGTTCTGTTCCTAAACTGTTTACTAACCCTTCAAATCGTTGCTTATCTTGTAAATCTTCTGCTTTCATTGAACGCATTAATTTGTCATACTCTTTGTTCCAAACAGCAATAGCTAACTTGTAGTTTTGTATTTCATTGCCATATCTTATCTTTTCATCTTCTTCAAAACGCTTGATACCACGATCTAACATCTTATAGATTGTAGATTTCATACCAGCTGTTGGAGCTAATGCAATAAAATAATCTGTTGTTGGTATGATTGATCCACCGAAAAAGATAGGATCAACGTTGTATAGATTTTGTGTAGCAAAGTTTACTGTTCCTAGTATAGCTTGTATAGCCATTTCTTCAGGCACATTATTCACTTCTTTTAATGCCTGCATAGTGTATGATAGTAAAGGGGGCAAAAACTTGAACTTTAATTTGTTTGTTTTAACTGCTTCTAAAACCTTCTTATTGTTCTCATCTTTACTGTTATTTTCAGTAAAAATGTCTAACTTCGGCGATAATATTTTGTTTTGAGATTTATGTAGATTTTCTCTTAATCGTTTCAAATCTTCTGGTGTCATATAATGTTCCTACTTGCCTTTGTTTGATAAAATAAATCATCATTTGTGGAGAATTTCTTAAATCCTCCCCTGTCTTTAATCATTTTAATGATAGTTCCAATAGTGCAAACTCTGCCATTGTGTTTACTTTTCATTAATTTTTGATATTCTCCCTTTTTTGATTCGGGATAATAATATTTCATTATTGCTATACCATCACTATAACCAACTGTATTACAAAATCCCCAAGTAACTCTGATCCAAGTATCATACTCTAATGTTGGATAATACTTTTTAAGTTCCTCTGCTATTTTGTTTGCCTCTTCACCATCAATAGATTTTGGTTCATACTGTACTATCTCTGGTTTGTAGTTATTTTCTTGGTCTCTATCTAAAATAGCCCATTCCAATAGTTTCATTGGAACTTCACAAACATTAACTTCGCTTGGTTTTCTAAGCCATTGATAGTTTATGTTTGGATCTATTTTATTATCTGGATGTAAACTTGGAGGTAAAACACTTTGACACGATACATCATATGTGCCCCAGCGAAACTCTAATGCTTGATGTTTACCATCAAGTTCTGCTTCTGGCTTTATTTTTTTGAAAACTGTGGGAATATGTTCCCATAATTCTTTAGGAACACTGAAAGCCATTTGACAACGACCTACTTTATTACTAGTCCACATTACAGTGTCAAAACTATTAAAGTCAATTTTGATGTGTTCGTTCCAGTAATCCCAAGCCCAAGGTCCATCAAAATCAATAGCAAGTATGCCATTACTTTGTGGACCTAATATGACGCCAATGTTATCCGATTGCGGTATCTGTTCTAGTGAGTAAGGTTTTTTGTGCCAATCTTTATATCTTGGACCCTTCTCACCATATGGTATTTTACAGAAACCCCAACCTTTTAGTAGTTGAAGTTCACTGTCTTTCATGTTCTTTCCAAGGCTATTTCTTTAATTAAAGTTAAAGTATTATTAAGTTTTTCAATCTCATATGCGACCATACCTGGATCAACCATATTATCTTCACGTTCATTTAATTCTTTTAATTCTTTAGTTATACTGTATAATCCATCATTAATACCACCTAATTGTGATTTAATATCTTTTAATGCCATCAGCATACATTGTTCAAATTCTGTCATGTCTATTCCTTTAGAGGCACTTAGGCCCGTTAATTAATCAGCCCAAAATAGAATTATTTTTTGATTTCTCGCAGGGCAACCCGTCTTGCACGGGGCGGGGATATAAGTTACCACACTCTATCCAGCCGAAAGCCCCAGTGAAGGGGCATCGGGGGTTTGTGGTAAATGCGAGAAATAACGTCGGAGATCTAAAAACCGACACAGTATTTAGTCCTGCAAATCAGTCACTAAATTTTCTATGTAATCACTGTACGCATCACTTTCAAACAGTTGTTCCGCACGACTTGTGGGAACAATGTTTGCCAAAGCACAGTAAAAGATTGCCTTATCTACATATCGTTCATGTATAGTTAAGTATTTGTCTATTAATATTGTTTCATTTTTAGTCAGCATAGCCCTGCTCCTTTGCGAACTTACATAGATAGTCTAGTTCCTCGTCCCAGACACTTACCATGTTCCAATCACCGCCAATGATGAAACATTCACGATTCTCTATTGCGTTAACAATACGTTCGTTTAGTTCTACAATATTTTGTATCAATTTATTAGTCATATTTTTGCCTTTCGTTTCAATGTCTATAATGTATTTAGTCCTAGTTATAAGTCGTGAGAAAAATCTCCGTCAGGGAATTCACGTTTATATTCTTCCCAAGCACATATATCATGTAATTCTTTGTAATTCTTAGCAAACAGTTGATAAGCATCATCTTCACTAGTATCAGTCAAATTAAGAATTACATTAACTAATCCTAACTTTAACCAATTCTTACAGGGAAATCCACTTATGAATTCGGGAATAAAAGCAACTGTTGATTGAGAATTATCTATGTCATAGTAAACCCATAAATAATAAAAATGTGTTTTACAATATTCTGAATCATCTGTGCCATTTATTGTTGCAGGCTCCCAGTCACTTTTGTAATATTCAGGCCATGCATCACTCCAGTATAAATCAATGATGTCTCTGATTCGTTCGGGAGGCATTGTACCATATCTTAGTATGTTGAATGTCTTTAGACTTTCATTATCCATTACCACTCCATTCTTATTGTGTATACTTTTTTCCAACTACCACCATTTGTAATTTTATATCTAAACTTTAACTTATCACATTCACTTTCCCAGTCATCCCAGAACATACTGTAATCTTCGCCCATCTTTACATTGAACCATATAAAGCCACGACCAGTATAAGTTTTGCCCTTCTTCCAATCATACATGTTGTGTATGTTTAGTTTAACTCGTTTGTCACTTAACCGTTCATGTATCTTCTTAGCTCCAACCATGAAACAGCGAAACAAAAACTCCTCACGATCCATTTGAAACCCCTCTGGGTAAATTCTATTCGGTGCTCTTTGTTTTCTTTTCATATTCTTTCCCTATGCAAATATTGATCTTGATATCGTTGATGTTGTTCATGTATTGTTTTGAAGTCTCTGATCTGCTTATCATAATGCCAGAAACTATTTTCAAGTAAAAACACAGTATAATGTGTTTCACTAGTTTGACGAATCTCCCAGCGTAGTCCTGTCTTTTCACAGTCCTCAGCCCATGATTGCAAACTTATAGGATTCTTTCCTTTGATTGGCACTTTGAACCAGCAACAAACATCATCAACAAACTTATCGCCCATCCATCTTTTGTCAGAAACATAACGATTACTTGTTAACCTACCATCAGTTAATCGTTTATGTATTAATTTTGCACCAGCGGCAAATGCCAAAAAGATAAAATCTTCTAGTGTTTTATCACTACTACGATTTCTACTCATTTGATTGCGTCCAATAATTCATATGCTGAACCAGAATACAATGTTTTCTTTCTAGCACTACTTAAATCTCTTTTTTTAATACCTTCAAGTTCATTGATAATGATTTGTTTGTCGTTTTGAAATTGTATTAAATTTAACATTTCGGCACAAAGTGCTACCTTTGTTTTTGGTGTGTCTGCGTGAATAAAGTTTAGATTTGTGAATCCGTCACGCTGTAATACTTTTAACCTCTGGTCCAAGCTATTTGCGTACTTTACTTTTGTTTTGCCCTGTTTGTCTGTAGCTAGTCCTGCTACTGTATATGTTTTAGTCATTTCTATTCCTTTTTGTTAATGGGGGAGTTTCACCCCCTTCTTTTTATTTGCTTTTTGTTTGTAATGCGTCTAATATACTATCATCAATGTTTAGATTATCTGCAAGTTCTACCATTTCTTTTTTATCTAAACTCAATCCTCGTATAATGCTCCCTCTGTAAGCACCACTAAATAGTTCATTTTTATCCGCCCTATCTATAACCATCCATCCTGTCAATCCATCCATATCTTTTCCTACTACGATATATTTGTTAGTCATTTTTTATTCCTTTTATTAAATGATGCGTTAATTGTAACGCACAATCTATTTAGTGTCAATAGAAACTGTGAAATATTTTTAATCTATTTACCCAGTCGTTTTTTGAGACTAATTTGCCCAAAAAAAGACCCCAAGATGACTAAAACTTGGGGTCTTAAAGTTCCCGTTGCAGGAACTAGGCACTGAACGAAAGTGTAGACAGATAGAAATCAAGGAATATTCACCTATGGCGTAGTTGAATTGTAGGATAACTGACATGCAATCAGGCTCTATCTGCCTACATTGTATTTATACAGCTTGTTTTAGTTTACAATTTTTTCCATGATACTTAACATAAGCGTTGTTAGCAACTTCTTTACTGCAATGTGGGCATTTAGTTTTTGGCATTTTCTTACCTAACATACCATAACCCGGTCCACCAAAGGGCCTTCCTCTGCCCTTACGCATCATATCTTTACTGTTATCACTACGTGTACCCAAACTTAAATGTTGAGGGTTTACACAAAGTGGTGTATCACAACTATGCATTACAACAAGATGACTTGGTATCTTAGTTTGAGTATGTTCTTCGTAACTAACTCTGTGTGCAGTACGCATTTTTTTACCATCACGCATCATTCCATAACCAAGATTGTTCTTACCACCTTGCCATATCCAACAACCTGTGTTGTTATCAATCTTTATTTTGTTTAGTAGTCTATCCAATAAACTTAAACTAATATCTCCAATATATCTAGTCATTTCATTACCTTTCAATTCTTATTAGTATTTAGCTTCTCCTCAATACGTTCTAACATCTTATTTTGATTTTCTATTTGGTTATGAACGACTGCAACTTTAATTGCTAGTTCGTCAATCTTACTGTTCATTGACATATAGCCAGTGCCACCGATTCCTAATGAACCGATGACAATCCAACTTAATTGTTTTAGACTGAATTCCATAATTACAGGGCATTAATGGTTGTAGTGTATAATACACTATTGCTAGTAAAAGATGATGTATTCGTAGTAAGTGTATAGTTACTTGATATATCACCAACACCTGAAAATAATAAAGTAGAAGTATTTAAGGCAATAATGTTTGTATTAGCATATGTGTAATTTCCATATGTTCCTTCCCCACTACCATCGTCATTTATTTTGATAACAGATATTCCGTCATTACTAGGATTACCAGTTGTACCAACTGTTGCAATATAACCATTTGCCCAAGTCATTTCAGTTACAGTTGGATAAGTTACATTACCAAGTGGAGTTAATGTTCTTTCCCAAACTTTATTCCCTGTATCATCTGTTTTTACAAAGACTATATCTGCTCCTGCAATATCTGCTACAAAATATATATTACTACCATCTGTTGTGATTTGATTTAAGCTAACACTTACTAACGCATTACTTGTGTTTGTGGCAGATTTAGTCCAAGCCTGAACACCATTACTATAAAACTTAGTTACATAGTTATTAATAAATCCATTAGGCCCACTCAACGAATCTTCAATAGTCATTATAGCATTATTATTACTATCAGTATCTATATAATTTAATCTGCGAGTGTCTCCAATGTTAGAAGGAGGATTATGTGTATAACCCCAAATATAATTTCCATTGTTATCGTATTTGTAAAAATTCACGCCAAGTGAGCTTGGTACGCTATTTTCTAACCCTAATGTATAAACATTTCCACTAGTATCAATAGTTAGTGTGGTCATTTCTGGCTGACCAGCAAACGTTTTAGAGAAAATCAAATTACCATTGTTGTCGTATTTGGCTAATATTGAATTACCATACCCACCTCCTGGCACATCAACAACTCCACAAGCAAAAATATTATCACTACTATCAAGTGCACCACTAATAAATGCTTCAGTATTAGTAGTATTACCAGTTACTATCACTGTTTGCCAAACTGGCTGTAGATTAGAATCTAACTTCATAAGCATGCCGTCATTGTAAGTATTTGCATTATAACCAACTCCACCAATGATAACTTCTCCATCAGAATCTACTAATAATACCTTATTGTTTTGCGGTGTCATATTAGCATCAGGGTTTATTGAAATTTGTTTCTTAATGTAACCATTGTAATCTGTATAAATTACTGGAGGATTAGTTTGAGTCCCAGAAACAAACACATTACCGTCATTTTGCAAAACTATTTGACCACTAGTGCGAGCATTGCCATCACTATAAATTGCAACATATGTAGTAAGTGAACCAGAACCACTAAAACGAAACCCATCTACTGCACTAAACATTATACAAATCCTCTACTCAATGTAGCGTAATATGTTGCTCCCTCGTAAAACACACTCATAACATCAATTGCGTTTGGATTAGTGCTTAGTGTATTAATACCACCTGCAAACTTCATACTACTTGTTAATGTACGACCACCCGTAGCGTCTTGCGTAATAACCAATGTCATACTACGACCTGTAATTGCATTACCTAAAGTATTCAATGTAATATTGCCAGTCAATGTCATATTTTGTATTGAACCATTAACAAAGTCTGGCGTAATTGTACCAGTAGCATTACCATACGCATAAACCGTTTCTTGAAAACGATTTAGTTGTAAATTGCCTACGTTAGCGTTACTAAAAGTTGCGTTATTAGATATTACTAAGTTTCCTAAGTTAGCGGTATTGTTTGCATCAAAAACGAATACGCCTGTACCAGAACTATTGCTGGTATTACTTGCTTCTAATATAACATTTCTAGCATTAAGTTTAATGTTACCTCGGGTAACTGTACCTAACACGCTGGCTGCATTGTTTACTGCACCTGTAAAAATATCAATACGACCACTTGTAAAATTGCCAGTAACACTTACATTACTAACATTACTACCGCCAGGATATATCCAACTACCAGATTCTAATACCAATCCAGGTGTAGTAATGTTACCAATTACAACATTGTTTATATTACCTTGACTTACACCTGCTACACCTCCTATACCAGGAGTACGAAAAAATACTTGATCTGCCGCTATAACATTACCAATAGTAATGTTGCTGACACCATTGCTTATACTAGTACCTAAACCAAAACCTGAACCAAAGTTAACTAATGGCGTTCTAATTGTACCTATAACACCATTGCTTGTGTCAATTGTAAAACGACCAAAGGCAAAAGTTGTAGCGGAAAGATTAACTGAGTTTGCGCTAAAACTTGATACCCCAATATCAGGCTGGATAGTGCCGGCGGCAATAGTTAACCCGCCACCCGATATATTATTACCTACTTGCCAACGAACACCGCCAGAATTTGCATTAAATGCACCACCCGTTATGTTATTAGCATTGGCGCTTTGACCACGACCAGAGGTCAAACTTATGGTTCCCCCGGTAACAACACGAGTTTGATTATTTGCACCCCAAGCTAAACCTGCGTTTATACTTATTGGACCACCTTGAATGCTTTGAGTATTTGAACTAATTCTGTTTGCATCACTACCCATTGTACCGCCACGAATAGTTAATCCGCCAGCGGCTATAATTGTGCCTGCATCCACATTAGCAAGACTAGTAATAGTTCCGCCATCTATACTTAATGATCTGTTATTGGCGTTTGCTACGTCAGTTATTATTTGTAAACTGTTTGTTGGAACAAGTGTAGAACTAAATTCTGTTAATAGTATATTACCTATTTTTAGATTACCAGCACCTGTAATGTTACCTGAAACGGCTAAACTTGTTAACGTACCAACTGCTGTAATGTTACTTTGTGTAGCATCAACTACTTGACCAGCAAAGTTTGCATAGTTTGCGTTTGCTATACTTGTAGATTCAGGCGCAAATATGCCATTGCCAAACAATACGTTTGAACTAGAACCATCTAAATTGATGGTTGCGATGTTGCCTATACCAACAACATTAGCTACAGCAACGCTATTAGCACTTGCGGCAATATTTGCGTAACTTGCATAGTTTGCGTTAGCTACTTCACCACTTACATTAGCACCAGCTACACTGTTTGCTATACTTGCTACGTTTGCAAAACTTGCGTAATTAGCGTTAGCTACTTCACCACTTACATTGCTACCTGATACACTAAATGCTGTACCAGCAAAGTTTGCATAGTTTGCGTTAGCTATGCTTGTAGATTCAGGCGCAAATACGCCATTGCCAAATAATACATTTGAGCTAGAACCATCTAAATTAAGCACTGCAATATTACCTATACCAACAACATTAGCTACAGCAACACTGTTTGCACTTGCCGCAACATTTGCAAATGCACTATAGTTTGCATTAGCTACAATACCAGAAACATTAGCACCTGCTACTGCATTAGCTGTAGTTGCGAACGTTGCAAGATTGGCTGTGTTTGCTATGTTTGCAAAACTTGCATAGTTTGCATTAGCTACTATACCACTTACATTAGCACCTGCTACACTAAATGCTGTACCTGCAAAGTTTGCGTAATTGGCATTTGCTACAACAAGATTAGTCAAGCCAGTTAGAAATGCACCATTACCAAAATAGTAATCTGCTGTTATATTACTATTTGCCGTAATAGTATCAATTGTCATGTTGCCAGTTGCAACAATGTTTGTGACTGTGTTGCCTCCATCAGTACCTGCATTTAATAATGATACGACATTGGCATTACCATACGCTGAAGTTGGTCTTATATTTACGCCACCCCCAGAGTACAGTGTTGTTAAGTTATTTGATGATACATTTGCCATTTTCTTCTACCTTATTTGATGTTATATTGACGATACTGACGAGGTTGCCATACTGAAGTCAATCGTGTATGACCGCCACTCCATTTACCTAAATTGTTTTGGTCATTAACAATGTTCCAAGCATTGTCGTATTTTTGTGCGTATACTGCGGCATCTTCAGCATTGTGACGCTTGATGTAGTATTCACGTAATGTTGAATATACATAACCTTCTGCCCAAGTTTGCAATACTGCATTACTTTGAACTGTTACGTCAATTAGTGTAATGTCTGTAATTGTTCCACCTGCTGGACTAGAGCCACCAACTACGCTAACCTGAATACTAGTTGAATTAGTAATTTGTGTTACAGTGGCACTTGTAAAACCAGTTCCTAAACTACCTGTTCCTGGTGTTGCTGTAATCTTATCACCTACAGTTAATATACTTGTATCAGTCATACCTGTAATAGCAATCAACCAAGGACCACTTCCACTGATAGGATTTACACTACCTACATCGCTAACTAATTCATCATTGACTGGACTGAATAGTAAAGGCCATGCTTTGTAGTAATACATGTTGATAAGATCGCCTTGAGCAACATATGGTAAAAACTGATAGCTGTCATAAACTTCACTGAATTTACCACGAATAACTGCTGGTACATTGACTGGTTGTAGATATAGTTGTGCAACCATACCCTGTGTAATAATGTCACGATCACCAATACGATCATAAACAATCCAAGGACCTGTTTGACTAGATTGTGATCCTACTGTTGTGAATTGTAATGTTCCACTTACTGTACCGCCATTAGGAACAGACAACGTAATGACTGATCCAATAGTTGAACTTGGTGCAATAGTAACACTAGCACCTAGACCAATACCTGTTCCAGTTACAAGCATACCAACTTGTATAGTTTGATTTGGAATGCTTGTTAGTGTTATTGTTGTTAGACCATTAGTACCTGTTGCTGTTGCACTTGTGTTATATTGCTGTCCTTGCTTGAAGAACAATATAGGCTTGTTCATGTCACCTGGAATAGGAATATGACCTAGTTCGTCTGCTATACCAATGTTCTCTGGTGCATATGGATCACTACGTAATGCGGGCAATTCAATGTTACGCATTGATAACTCAGCCATAAAGATGCACTTCTTTATTTCTGCGTCATTTGTTGAACCTGTGAAATCTTTGATGAATGTTACTAGGTCATCGCCTGTTGGTATTACAAACATATTTTAATGTCCTTGAAAATATTTCTTTTCGCCACTTTTAGTTGGGTAGGGTACAGCAACTGGGATAGGCAACTTACCACCCGGATAACACACATACTGAGGATATTCTGTTTCAACCACTCTGTAAAATTGTGCTTTTAATGTTCTATCGTTTTTAATAGCTGACCATGGCATACCGCCAAAATATTGATCGCTAATACGAATGCTAATTACTTTTGGTAATTCCATCCATTTGAAGCCTAATGTACCATCAGGCATTAGTGGAGCTAGTGGATCAGGTATTCCCATTTCTGCCGCATTCCTATAATTCTTTACATCTTCTAGTATGCGTTTAATGTTTAATTGTTCACGTTTAATGTAAAATTTACCATCTTCACGACCTGTAGTTGTAATGATGTTTTTGCTTTTACTTGCTTCGGTTCTAGTCCAATCACCTTTCATTGAATTATAAAGATCATTATTTTGCAATAATCTATCTGCTAATCCATTGTCAGTTGTAATCATCCCACCATGATCTTGTCTATAGTAATCATGGTTTTTTTGTGGGTCATTGTCGTCTAAGTATTCAGGAGTATTATTCATAGTATGTATTTAGTGTTTGTAGAAATGTCTTTTATGAATAGAAAAAGGGGAACCGAAGTTCCCCCTTGCTTTTACACTATAATCAATGATTAAGGTGTAACGTCGCCAGGACCAAAGTTTACACGACTTACTAGAGCCGCGGCACGTGGGCCAGGTAAACTTGCTTGAGCGGTTGTACCTGCTGTGATGTTATTCAACATACCAACACCAGCTGGGTTACGTACAATCAATGTACCTTCCATAATGAACTGATCCAAACTAGCATCAGCATTACTGAATACTTCATTGTTAGGACCTAAGTCACGCAATGAACCCCACTGAACAACATCTTCATTCAAGAAGTAGATGCTGTTTGGAGATACTTGGTCCATGATCCATGAATCATAGATTTCGTATGTATAATTGAAGTCGCCTTCGTATGTACTAATTGTATCACCACGTGCTGAATCAACACGATTGATACCACGTGACTGAGGCATGTTATCGCTTAATGATGTGCGTAATGATGTTGGAGCAACAACAGTACGAATCTTAGCGTTGTAACGCTGTTCAGCGGTAGTAACTAATTGCTTATACAATGCAGGTGAGAAGTACTGGTTAGTAAATGTACCAGCATAGTAGTAACTACCATTAGCATAAATGCGTAATGCATTACTAATTTGTGTAGCACTGTCAGTATCTTCGTTGTTGAAGAATGTGTCTAAACCACTTACTGAACCTGAAGTTGTATTGAAACTCATTGTACCTGCAAAAGATGCCAATGAACCCATACGACGACCTGTTTGACCAGCTGGTAGACCTGAAGCTGTACCAGATTGACCTGCGTACTTTGTACCGATTTGGTCAGCACGAACTAATTGTAACTCAACGTCAAACATCAATTCAATCAATTGCTTGACTTCTTGATATGCTTGTGGGTCACCACCAGATTGCATAACAGCACGTGCAGTGCCTGAAGCGGCAATAACTGTACTGAAAATCTGTGTGTAGTTACCTAAGTTGAAGCGACTGTTGCTTTCAGCTTGTGATGTAGCAACTGTAGCACCTTCAACTTGAGCTTGAACAGCTGGGGCTCGGTAAATGTCATCTGTCCACAATGGTAGTGTACTGTTAACTTTACGCTTTTTGCTCATACACATGTTTAATACAGGTGTATCATCTTTAACACGATTTGAAACGTCAAGGTCTAAATCCTTAACAACGATATCCGCACCATATGCAGTGGTACCATTACCAATCTGACTTGTTGTAATTTCTGCCATTTTATTCTCCTTAAATGAATGTAGTTAGGCTAAGTTTATCTACTACTACGAATCTGTTTTAAGCGACTCATTAGTAGATTATCTGCGGCTTTTTTATCGCCGCCCTTGGCTTGTTCACGAAGTTTGCTTAAGTCGTCACCACCACCTTTTTGTGTGGTAGACCCACGGCGTTGTGTTAACGCAGCCATACTAGATCCTGCAGATTTTGTAGTTGGTTTATCTCTATAGCGCAAACCGTCTCGTACCAATGATAATAAATTCTCATCGCTTGAGATTAGGTCAATATTAGGAACTCCAGGAATAATTTCTTGTTTGGCTTGAGGCCATAACTTAGAAACTTTTTCTCGTACTTCATTATAGACATATTCGTTTTTCAACTCTTTGTCTGTAAATCCCTTACGAGCCTGTTCTAATCGTTCATTGACTTGTTGAGCACGAACTTGTCTGAACTGATCTACAGCAGGTTTCATTTGATTAATGACACCTTGTTGCTGACGAATGTATTGTTCATTCTGTCTCATACTCGCTTGGATTCTGGCTATTTGTCCAGGATCTCTAGTCGTTGCCAACTGTTGCTGAAATGTCGTTTGATAATTTTGTGTTTTAACAATCTCATCATACGCACTCTGTAACTTAGGCTGAACTGTAAATTCCATTGCTAAAGTTAAACCTTCTTGCCTTGCTTGAGTTTCCTTTAAGTACTCGTCAAACTCTGCCCTCTGTATTTTTAACTCTCTTGCTTCTTCATGTATTGCTGAACCTTGACCTAAAATGGCTGCGGCTTTCTTAGCATCAATAACTACTTCTTTACCATTTCGCATGAACTTGAACTTAGCGTTCGGGTTCGTTTCTGCGAATTCAATAAAATCAATTAGTTCGTCTGCTGTAGATCCATTACTACTGTCGCTTACCTCTTCAGGGGCTTCAGGTTCTTGAATGTCGCTTGCGTTTTCAGGAACAAAAATATCATCAACTTCTGGCATTTCATTCTCAGATGCCACAGGGCTTGATGATTCTGCCGACTCATCTTGACCTGTTGCAGGTTGCTTGGTAGCACCAATTTGGTTACGCTGTGTGTTTTCACGCATTGCGGCCATTTTCTGGGCTATTGAGTCCAAACTAGGAACTGCTGGTGATTCAGTGACCGCGCTAGGAGCGTTAGGGCTGATTTCTGTTGTCATAAATTTTCTTTCTATATTTACTCGGGCACCTGATTAGTGTTACCAAGTTTGTTTTTCAAATATACTGCTCTTTTCAGAGAAGTAATGAAACTGTCTATTCCAGCGAGTTCGTTACATAACGATACTCGTTGAGCATTGTCGTCTGGACTGTGACCCCTTATACTTGCTAATTGGTCAGCTAGTTCAAACTTAAAATGATGTATAAACATTGCTAAATCTTTATCCTTTAGTAATTTTTCTGCTTGACTTCCGTAATGTCTTACACGATCGGCCTGTGATGGTGTAAGTTTGTTTATATTACTTAAATCAACGGTTAATCTGTTATTGTAAAATTCTATCGTATCTTCATTAATCATATTCTATTCCAATTATACTCTTATTTAGTCAAACAAATTAGCTATAAACTTTTGGCTTACCTTGTGCTAATGCCATGTAGTCAAGTTGTGTTTCAGCATCTTGACCATTCATTTCTGCCATGATTTGTTGCGTTTTAGCATCATCAAGTTGAGCACTACTTAGTCGCTTCTTATCTTCAGCACTAGGTTCACGATTCTTCATAGCTTCTTGACCTTGAGCAATCATAGCTTTAACTTCACTGTCACTAGGTAGATATGTGTCACAATCTTTTACACCAAGAATGTATAATGTATCAGCAAATGGCTTCTTAACTTTCTGATATATTTCAGGAGTCAATGTTCCTTGTGCAACCATACCTTGAGTTGTTTGATATAAATCACTTTGACACTTTTGAATGATTTGTAAACGACCCAATGCGTTTTCTTCACTCATCATACCAATACTTAATTCTAAGTGAATTTGCTTACGATCACAGAAGTTCATATCATCCCATGCTTTGTAATCTAAGTATTCTGGAAGGTTATCAGGGTGGAATTTCTGAGCTAATTTCTTAACACCATAATCATCACCATACTGAACTAATGTGCGCCATACTAGCCACAATGCTTCTTTAAGACCTTCAGCACTATTACGAATAGTGTTGTCTTGTATGATTTGGTTAGGAGTTAATGCTAGTTGTAGTTTAATACCACTATTACCTGCAGCCATAACTTCTGGATTGAATACATCACTAGGAGTTGTCATACCTACCATAGCCATCGTATCTTGTTGTATGCGATTCATAGCAACTTCCAAGAACTGTAAGTTTCCGCTTGGAGGAGGCAATTGGTAGATATCTTTTGTTGGATCAAATTTACTGTCTAAGATAAAGATTGCGGCTTCGCCATCTTGTAACATCTCAAAGTCTAATCTGTCGGGCTTAACACCGATTCTTGGTGTAGCTGTTAACAAGCCTAATTGTATTTCAGCACGTGCGGCTGATGTGTTGTATTCTTGCATTGGAATAACACTTTCAGCAATACTCATACCATAGAAGTTACCTGGCAGTGGCTTAGGACACATGTTAGCAACAGGAATAAACTCAACTTCTTTTGCTGAAATAATATAGCTACCTGAGTAAATTAACTCAACTAGTTCTAATTCACCATCACCATCAATGTCATACTTGTTCCATACCGTAACAATTGAAACTTGACGACTATCTGGATCTGCACTACTTGCACTGCTGACTGGCACACCCATAACAGGTACTGAGTCACGTGCGTGAATAGCTAAGTTGTTTAATACTGAACCTGCTTGATATGCACCATTCATATTGTATTCTGCGTGTTCACGGAATTGTTCTAAATTAATACCAGGATATAATTCAGTAGCTTCCTGAATAGTCATAGGATCGTAGTAACCACAGAAAGGTTGATCTTTCATTTCTGGTACAGTTGGATCACAGATCCAATAGTGTTGTGCGATAGGTACAAACTTAACATTGATATTATAACCAGTTAGTTTATACTTTGCACTATAAATTGTATTGCGATTGATTGCGTCATTAAAAACAGACTGTTCACCATCCAACATCATGTCTGCTGGATCCATTGGTTCTGCATCTTCATTCTCACCTTGAAGTGTTGCTAAAAACTCATCAAGTTTAGCTTGACCAATATTCGTTTTTTCTTGACCTAAGTTTTGTTGTATTTCAGCTAATGCTTTTTGCATATCAACGCTAGTTCTGCGTTTGCTTTGACGCAATGTTGTCAATCCACTTTCACTAGCTTGCTGTTCAAATGCACGTAATTGGTCATTTGTACCTTGTATGTCAACATATCGTGTAATTGGCTCACGAATAGGTTTAATCATCATCATGCCGTTCTTGTGCATAGTTGCGTCCATAATCCAACGCTCTAAAATAAAGTGTGGATCATTCATCTGATTGACAACTTTACTAACCATGTTAGTTGCTTGTCTTGCGGCAATTTCATCTTCTTCTGTATCAGCTACAAATTCAAAGTTAATTTCGCCATTGGGCATTAGACCTTTAGCAATAACTGCTGTAGCATAATCTACAACTGGTTTAACTGATGGATGGATATAATCTATACCGTTAACAGGGGCAGTAGAATCAGTAACCGCTAAACATAAGTAATGATAGTCTGAAGCACGATTCACTGCATTTTTTGTGCCTAAATAACGCAAATAGCTAGCCATTTTGACATCCATCAAATTCTTCATGCGAACGAAATTAGCGTTAATTTTTCTGTTTTGGTTGATGAACTCAACGGGGATATTTTTAATATCTAACATAGTGGGGGATTACCTTAAGTATCTACTATTTAGTCGTGTAAAATTAGTTAGTTTGGTAATATGATTCTGGGCATATTATCTACAATGTCCGGTAACATACTACAAGCCTGACATTTCTTGTCACTATCTTCATCATCTAATTCATAGATTGTACAGGGAAGATTAGCCAATAGTGTAATCTTTTCAAATATTTGTGCGTGTTTCTCACACATGATAACTGGTGGGTTATCATTAATTGTAACTAAGAACTTTGAATTACTTAGTTCGGGGAATAACTCTTTTTCCATGCTGGTTTTGTGCTTTCATCTCTCTTTACATATCTGTCTCGTTGTGCCATCATTCGTTGTTGTGATGTTCTGTTGTCCCAGGGTTCTGCTATACCCTGTAAACAAGCTAACAATCCATAACGACAACTATCAATACAGTCATCTGGATCACTAAAACGACCATGTTGGTCAACGAAATAGTTTTGTGCTTCACTTAAAAAGTTCGTACAGTTTTCATTAATCATTAAATTGCCAACTTCTAACATCTGACGCATCTGATTAATACCATAGCTTTTATGGTTTGTTATACGACCTTGGCTGTCTGGAGGATTCATAATTGCTTTTTCATATACATTCAATTCATATCCTTCAAACAATTCTCTAATACTATTACTGCTCATGGTATATCTGCCACTAGTGTTAGCATCAGCAGGTAACACAATAGGAGTACCAAACACTTCAGGACGAAGTAAATGATTGACATACTGAGTTGGGACTGCTTCTTCAATACCTTGTACAATAATCTGTCTGTGTAAATATGCAATTCTTTCATAAGGTTCCCAATACATTAAACTGATAACTGTTTTGTCGTTAACCAGTCCCAAGTCAAGTGCAATGACTCGTTGAATGTTTGGCATTCGTTGAAAGTCAATCTCACCAGTCTTGTATGTAGGCCAGTTACTAAGTTGAAACACAGCTCCTTTACCCATAACTGGTTTACCTGCAATACGTGCCTCACGTTCATGTGGTAAGTAATCACGCTCAAGTTGTTGTCGTGTTTCTTTTAATAGAAATGGTAGTCCCCAGGGATCGTATTCTGGTACATCATCCCAAGCAACACGAATGTAATCATATCCAGTTTCTTTGTTCCAGAATTTACTTACTAGACCATTCAGTCCTTTTAATGGTGTAAACGAACACAACACTTTACCTTGTGTTGTAGCTGTACGAGTTACAATTTCACTGAAGAAGTCGTCTGGTGGCTGTTCATCAAAGACAGCAAGATTTAATTTGAAACCCTGTAGTTGTCGTACCTCTTGCGTATAATTGGCGAACAACAAATAACTATTACTGCCATTGATATGCTTAATTTCGCAACCAATGCAATTTGCGCCATCATTACGCATTGTACCAGTAATAATATGCTCACGAGGTATAGCACCTGATCCAAGATTTTCAGAAATTTTGACATCTTGCGTTCCTAACAATTCATTTTGTAACACTAGTGCTACTTGACTCCATCCCTCACCAGCAACCATTGCTGTGATAGGACCACTGAATCTATGACCTTCCCACCAATCAGGATATAGTCCTGTTAAGTGCATCGCTGTTTCAAAGCAAGTACTTACTGTTTTACCAATACGATTAGCGGCTAGAATACCTCTACGCTCACTACTACCTGACTTAAAAAATGTTCGTTGATGATTGAATGGTCTAAAGTATTTTAGTTGATGATATTTCATATCTTCAGCCACAACAATACTCAAGTCCATTAATTTACTTTTTAATGGGCCTGGTATTGTTTTCAGTGCGTCTACAGTAAGATTGTTTTCATCTACACTATATCGCAATGCTCTCGCCATTAGAACATCTTCACCTAGCATTATTCTTGCTTCAAATCTTTGCGAACAAAGTATACTGCTTCTAATGCTTGACTTAGTTCTTTAAGTTCTGTGGGTGATAGTTTCCATGTACTTACATCTTCAATTATTACGCCATCACGCTTATCAAGACCTGCTTGTAGTCGTTCTGTTAATAATCGTAGTATATGTTCGCATTGACCAGGAAACTTCTCAGCAAAAGCAATACGATGACTAGCATTAATCTTTTGTAGAATTAATGTGTCAGATGCCTTTGCTTGCTGTTGAGCCTGACGAATTACACTGTCTCTGGCGTCGTTCATTTTAAGTCCCATGGGTTATGTGCTACGTTTTCATTCAATGAAATGAATTCACGGTCTACCCATACGTCCCATTGATTACTTTTGTTAACACGATATGTTTGCATAGTACCACGTAATTTTTTACCAGTTGGAGTTAATGTTCCATCTTCACGTTGTACAACTTGCTCACCACTACGAGGATCATACCATTTAATAACTTCAGGACGAATGCGACCAAACTTGTCAATCTTCTCACCAATTGGTCTTTCTTGTAGTGGACCCATGATATCATAACTAATCATACCATTTTTATATTTTCTAAACAACATATGACATTTCATATCCTTAGCTCTTGCTTCTTCATCTGGATGAGGAAACGTAGGAACATAAAATAAGTTTTGTACTTCGCTTAATGGGGGCAAACTCTTATCACGTTCTGGTACTGGCTTAAGTGGATCAATAGGAACTAATTCAGTTCTATCAATATATGGATTATTTTCACCAACAAACTTATTATCAACTTGAACGTTGTTTAATACGTCCATTGCTATTTGATATTTTAGTTTATTAGCACGACCTTTTAAGTTTAACACAATACCTGTTTGATCGTATACAAAACGTTCTAGTTCTGTAGCCGTAGGAAAGTCAGTCATCAACCCATCAATATCAAATTCTGGATGTGTCAATGATGCTTTATTTTCAACTATTTCTTTTTTTGTTTTTAATTTTGCCTGTTTGACTTCTTCTACAATGTCAATAGGTTCTTGGGGAGTGGGCGCAATGTCCCATGTTGAATCTTCCGCTGGATTTGTTTTTCTATTCATAATATTTTCCTTTCATATCAAAACAATAAGAGAGACAGTGTTGTCTCTCTTTATTTATACTCAATAACCGCTAGTTGCACCTAAAGCACCTTTGCGTCCTGCAGTACCTGATCTAGTAGGTAATGAGGGCTTGGGCATTTTAGTCTTAGGAAATGTAACTTTTTTTGCTACAGGCTTCTTAGTTGTTTTTGATTTGTTGTTTTTAGTCATCATTTTTTTGGTGACTTGTATTTGCCTGGTAGTTTAGCACCATCGGCAGTTGGGTTCTTCTTAGGACCTGTGTTAGAATGTAATCCTTCTAATGCAGGATTAATCGTTGGTGCTGTGCCACGACCGCGCATTTCTAATGCACTAGTGACCATATTTGCCAATACTGACTTTTCACTTGAACTTGCACTTTTCTCTGCTACGTAAGTATCACGTTTGCTCATGCTACCTGCGTTGCCAGTAGTAGGGCCACGTTTTTGATTAATTGGTTTTGCTTGTGGGTTTTTTGTGTTTAACATTTTATTTCCTTAGCCTGTTATCGCCACTGGCGTAATATACACTGGGCTTGAATTTGCGGCAACACTAGCAACATAAATTGTTGTTGGTGTAGATGATTGTGGTGCAACTTGTACAATAACTTCAGCATATGCTGGTATTACGCAACTGCCTGCATTTGCACCTTCACCTGTTGGTATAGTTGCTGTTACGTTTGCTGTGCCAGTTGCAAAATAAATGTTTTCACTAGCACTACCATTAGTAATTTTTAAGAAGATTGGTCCGCCTTGACCTGCAAAGTTTACATTAGCTTCTGTAGGAGTAATATTGATTGAACTGCTTGAACTAGTGGCAGTAACAAGGTGAGTTAAACCTGTAACTTGATATGATTGAATAGCCATTATAGTTGATTACCTTTCGTTGGACCACGACCATAGTTGAATGTTTCTTTACCAACTTTAGGCATTGTTGTTGTGCCGCCAGGAGTGCGTACTTGTGGATTAGCACTGCCTTTGAACATGTCATGTCCTGGATCGCAATTTGGCATACTTGAAGTACCTGGGGTAGATTTAGTACCTTTGTTACCTACTGTAGGACCACGTCCTTTGTTAACTAGTCTACCATCATTCATATAACCTGTATGTTGATTGACTAATACCTTTGCCGAGTTGTTACGGCTGAAACCATCGCTAGATGTACTAGTTGCTGGATTATATTTCATTTTGATTTTCCTTTTGTTTTAGCTGTCTTGGCTGATTGTTTGAATGCACTTGCTGTAGGAGCACCTTTTGTTCCTGGCTTACGCATCTTTTCGCCTGAGCCAGCCTTTATTCGCTCACGCTTGGCATGTATATTAGCATACAATCCATTTTTCATTTTAACATCCCCATCTTTTTCTTGCGGCTTTGCCTCGTTCGCCATCCCAACTACTGCTTCTAGCACAAAAACTCTTTTGTCTAGGACCACTTTTAGTTGGTGCTTTCAAATCACTGCCAGTAGCACGATTGTATTTCTTTCTACCTTTTTCAGTTAAACCAGCGCCTTTGCTTACAGGTAATTTCTCACCTCTGCCAACACTTAGTTTAACTTTCTTAGTAGCCATATTACTATTTATTCT